AGAACGGCATTTGCCGAGATGTTACCAATAGAACCAGTTCCATCTCTATACATAGCAACGGCCAAAGAACGCGAACAGGAGTGTAAAGCTCCATCGATTTCAGTGGTTGCCGCTCTCATAAAAGCATCTGCATTAGAAGCCGAAGCATCAATCATCTCACCGCTTATTTGAGCGATAGAATAATCTGTAATTCGACTAATAAAGAACTGCTGAATTTTACTAGATTGATAGGCTAATGAAGTAGTACCGGCCAACGTTGTGGGTGGTACTGGCGACTGAGCCGAAATAAATGTTGCACTTCTGTTCTGGGGGTTTCCGTTAATGACCGGGATGGGCATTCCGTCACCACCAAATTTTTCATACTTATCGATGAGTGCAAGTAAAGGGTTATTCTTATATACAAGGTTTTTTACAACCAAAGGTTTATAATGCTCTTTCAGGGCGGCCTGAAAGGAGGCAAAATTTAAAGGCATTTTCTTCTCCTAAAATTAAAGGAGATATTTCTATCCCCTACTCAGTAAATTCCAATAGGCTGGCCGCTCTTGAGATACGTTCTCGTTTGTCTATCTTAAGGACATCTTCTTCCTTTTCGACAGACGGCTGCGCGGTCATACTGTTAGTGAGTGTCTTAGGAGCTTCTGCAATGACTTTACCGTTCCCCTTGGGTTGCTGTGGGGAGTCATCCATTTGACGCTTCTCATATCCGAACTCATTAGCAAGTGCTTCAGAGGAATAGAACTTTTTAGCTATATCCCTAAGATTCTTCGTAACAAGCTTGCATGCGTCCGCGACTTCGAGTTGCTGTCCTGTGTCGCTGTAAAATTCTTCTGCCTCACGCAGCACGCTATTATACGAATCAGTTTGCTTGATAAGATCATACTTATTATTAGTATCAACAAAATCCTTGATTTGTCCAATAAAATAGTTCCTCTGGTATTGTTGGTCCCGTTCGTCTAATCTGGCAGCCAAGGATTTATTTTGATCCTCTAACTCCAATAGTCGATGGTCCTGTAAGGTAAGCTTGTGATCTGCCGTAGGTTCCTGCCTCATAGTTAAGGCTTGTTCAGCAATATCTTCAAAATTAAGACCGCTTTCCTTAATGAACTTAAGCGGGTCATCACGCTTTAATCTTTCCAACTCCTCGAATCTGCTTATCTTTGTCTTATAGGTGTCCAGCTCCTTGGTCTCCTTTAATCGAGACCGTTCCTCCTTAGCCTTTGCCCTAAATTCAGAAATTTTAGCGACAATATCCTCTTCAGGCTCATCCCCCACCGCCTCAACGGTCTCGGCTTCTGCTTCCACCTCCGCTTCTGCTTCCGCCTCCGCTTCTGCCTGTACTTCTTCTGGTGGCGCTACCACATCGTCACCGCCGGGGTCTTGAGAATAATCCGCAATGGAACCATCATCTTTTGCGGCAAAACTCTCTGGCATTACATATTCTTCTTCTTGAGCTTCCGCTTCTTGCTGCGGTGCGTCTTTTACTTCTGCTTCAGACATTATTAACTCCTTTTAAATTAAATTTACCCAACGTTACCCGCCGCACTTGCTGGTGGGAGTTGAGTTGCCATTGCTAAATCAACGGGGGTCATTGTAGCTCCCTGCTCCATTGCTGCCTGTTCTGCTTCAGGCGCCACTTGTCCAGCCTGCTGTGGCTGCGGCATAAGCTCTGGTGGGGGTGCCAAAAGAGCCATTGCGTCCGAGATAAATCGTCGGCATAGGTCTAAACGATCTTCTGGAGCTCCTTCTGTCTTTGCTTTAAGATATGCAGAATTGATTGTCTTTATCGCTAAGGGGAGATTACTAAACGGCTCCGGAGAGACATAAACACCCTTATCTAGTAACAATTCAATAATCATATTTATGTCGTTACGCTCCGCATTCTGTAGGTCTTGGACTTCCTTTAAGTCTGGAAACTCAAGCAGGGACAGACCATCTTCTCGACTAATTAAGCCAGCAGTCATCATCTCTTGCACCGTCTGGAGGCGCCCAGCGGGAGTCGCCGGAAGCATAGAGACTGGCCACATCTGCATAACGTACTTATCCTCTTCAAGGTCGATGTCCTTCCAGTCAATCTGCTCGACAAAGGCGCGATTAAACGAACGTACTTTATAAGTACCTTCCCGGATATGAATATCCCGGGCGAGTTCAATCATAATCTTGGCCGCATCTAAGTACATTTTCTCGTGGTCCTTGGCAAAAGACATAAACCGCTCCGACTCAATGTCGTGATACTCACGCAAGGCCCTACCGGAGTCGATTCCGGAAGGCTTCTTCGCTGAAGCACTGAGCTGAGAGATACCCACAATCTCGTAGGCGCGATTATACAAACGGTCTAAGTGTGTGAACATTTCTGGGCCAACTGCTTGGGCAGTTCGGTACTCTGGCATTGTCCCAGAATAGGTAATAATCCCACCGATCTCGTTATTTAGATGGCTCTTAGAGACTTTTGACCCAGCCTCGATGAACACTTTAGGCACTGAAACGAGGTCCATAGCCACCCGAATCGTGTTTAATAGGCGATTTATTTGGATCTGAAGACCTGTAAGCTGTTCAGATATTCCCTGACCGAAATACCCCAAAGCTCGACTACTCCACTCCAGCTTCACAAAAGGAAAGTATGATTTCTCATAAGGCTCATCCGAAAGTACCGTATTATCTATAGTGATAATATGGCGCCCGTCGTCACCGTCTGTAGAGCTCGGCAAATGCCACGCCTCAATTACGGCCACTTGATCTGAAGCCTTGGCTAAATCGTACCCCTCGTTCAGGGTTTCCTCCCACTCCTCATTACGACTGGCCATACGAATAAACTTTTCCTTTTCTGGAAACTGGGCCACGAGGACTTCGCGGGTAACAATCTTTCGCTGAAACATCTGGCGAGGCTTGTTGAACAGGGCCTCTCTATCGTCAACCAAGATCTCTTCAGGGAAGACCCTCTCGCACTTTATCTTGCCGTCTTCCTCAAAGATCTTCATAAAACCGGTGCCGAATATACAGGAATCACGAGCGACTGCATCTCCCTGCTGGTAGACCTCTGTCTCGTAAAACATTCCCTGAATAAATCGATTAAGCTGCTTGGCCTTGTGCTGCATAGAGTAATCGCCACCAGAGGTCAGAAAAGTACATCTAGGTCTATTCTTAATGATTTTAGAAACAACCGTAGAGATCATCGAGTGAACAATATTAAGGGTAACCTTATTGGCCGCTTCACCGGGAGCCGACGTAGGCACGCGGGCATACCACCCACCACTGAGCCCCACTAATGGCGAGTTTCCATAGAGGCGTAGATTACGCAGGTTTCCCTGAGTCCGGTAAGATTGGGCTTCCCGGATAAAGTTAACGGTATCAAAGATTACTGAAAAGACGCGCTTTTTAGACGCCTTCCACCAAAATGCGTCTGGGTCTGCTGTATACTTTGCCATTTAATTCTCCTATTCAGATGAGTAGAAAAGCAAGTCATCTTGCGACATCTTCTCTGGTTCTCCAACTATTAAATCATCAAGATTATCATGTCGAATAATTTTCTCTGGTAAGAACTTAACTTTCACATCAAATCCTTCACGAGTAAATTCAAACTCGCCAACCCCGCAAGTCTTCATCATGTCTACAAATTGCTTTAATTCATTTGGGTTCATTGTAAATTCTCCGTTTCCCACCAGTCATCTGGGTCTTCATTTTCTGTACGCTCAAGTCTTTGTAATTCCGACTCTTCCATCTTCACACACTCCTCCTCGAACCACTGCGCGGTCCCGTATTTTGGCGCTCTGACCAATTCTTCACTACAATAGTGTCTAGACTCACGCCAAGCATACAGAAAGGCATCCGACAAATGATTCTCACAGCGTTCGCTTTCCTTTTGGCGTTTCTCATCCCATTGCAGCAATCGCCACTCGTCCTCCAAGCCGCTTCCTTTAGGCAGCTTAATGAAACCGGAGGCCAGATCCGAGTTAAGCAGCTCAATGTAAGCGAATTTGTCATATTTGCTTGCAGCAGTAATGGGAAGTTGGTAGCGGATGCGAAACTCCTCCGCAATGCTCTTGCCAAGGCCGCCCGTATCGACAACGATTTTGATAAATTCATAAATGTTCGTGAGTTGACGAATATGCTGCGCGATTTCTGTAGGTATCATATGGCTGGCCTTAAATTCATCGACCAGATAGAGAAAGGGAAGGTCTCGACTGAATGCTACGACAGTGAATGCCGTTGCATCCTCGAAACCCAAATCGACACCAAGAATATACTCAAAGTCGAAATCGTCAATGGGGAGGGTTTCATAAATATTCTTGTCCTCAAAAATTCGGTAGACAAGAGAATCTGTGCTACGAACCCACTTGCCGCGCCACTCACGCATAAAAACCGGATGGTCATCGCCCCAGCCCCTGCGCCCCATTCGTTGATCTAACCAGTCCTTTGCATGAGGAATATGGGGATTCTCCATAATCGTCCATTCGTGATTAGAGTAATCGGTATCCTCCATCGTGGTCATACGAAAGAAGATTCCAGAGCAGGAAGCGTTAGGTGTACCAATCATGCACAGAGTTCCATCACAATCGATAAGGGTAGGCTCTAGGGCTTCTTCGACCAGCTCATCCATATGTCGACCAAAAGACGCACACTCATCAAGAACAACGAGACGAAAAGCAGATCCTCTAAGTTTATCGACATCAGCTTGGTCATTAGCTCCTGTTAAGTAGATTACGCTTTCGTTTGGGAAGGTGCAAAAAAGCTCAGAGTTATTGAAGTGAAGTCCCAGAGAATACTGGTCATTGAGTTGCTTAATCTTCGGCCACATAACTCTCTTGGCGTTGGAGCGAGTGAGAGCAATATAGGCTGATTCAGAGCCGGGATGCTCCACCATTTCTTTTAATAAATATACTGCTGCTGCATGAGTTTTCCCGGCTCGTCTTGAGCACAGTGCTGTCTTTAATTTAGCTGGGTCAGCGATAAAGTCAATTTGCTCCTGAAAGCAATCCTTAAAGAACTGGGTAGATCTCTCCGTATGCTTTGTGTCCCGCTTAATCGCAGGCAACTCGCCAAAGCGTTTGGTGTACTCTTTCAAGACTGTCCGAGCACCAAGGACGTTCATGTTATCAGTTGTCTTTTTCGTACTTTTCGTCATCGCTCGAATTCTTTACCGGCACATATATTGGCCCATCTTCCCAGTTGAAAAATCTATCCCAAGGAAGCTCAAAGCTTCTTCTTCTTTTTGGCTCCCTTATTTCCCGTACTCTCTGTAATCTCTTTCTCGGCATTTGGTTCTTTACCTCCAAATTCCAATATAGCTGGTTCTGTTACAGTTTCAAAAAATGAAACATTAGAAAGTGGCGCCACAGTGGTGATTCCCTCGCTATGAATGAAGATAAAGCTGTTGTGTAGCGTTATATAGGATATTGGTGGGTTTGAACTGTTGAGTCTAATGAATGTTTCCGGGCGCTTAGACGATATGGCCACAGGCTCGAAGAAACGTACTGTTTTTAAACTAATCATTGGTAACCTCTATTTGAATGTTATGTAAAATATAAGGGTTATATAAAACCTTTTTACCGGCAATCCTCAAGGGCTTAGCGGCAAAAAAATGAGAGCTCACGACTTCTTTCTCCGGTGACCACCCCAGCTGCTCCAAGAGCAATCGAGCAATTCCATATCCGCGAAAATTCTTTTTGACATAGATATAGTGAACGAGCGGCCATTCATGCACCTCTCCGCAGATGAAGCCGTACATCACGCTGGTGTCCGCAGCATCACATGCGACATAGATGTCAGTTTTTTGGATAAGCTTGTCGATAATTCTTCGATGGTTTGAGAAAAAAGTACTTTTAGAAACGCCAGAGGCGAATGCTGAGTGCGAATGCTGGTGCAACCAAGAGCTATAGACGAACGGAATATCCGGCTGTATGGCCTCCCTGATGCGTATGGGGAGATCTTCTATGTTCTTTACAGTGCTACTCACTGACAAACAACTTTTTTAAGATCGACTTGACAAGAATTTTGAATCCCCTATATATATTATATATACGGTACTGCCGTAATGAAACAAGTCTAACGCCTCTCCTTCTAAATAGAAACGCTCCACTCGTCGGCAAGGAAGCTCTTAGCTTCCGCGCAGGAAGTGGCTTTAGCCTCTTCCGAAGTGTTTCTCTAGAAGACATTAAGCGCCTCCGGCGGCTGGTGGGGGGAAGAGCTCCACAACAAGTGCCATATATCCGAATTTAGTTTAAAGAATAATATTATCGCCTTAGTTGCGCTTTCCGTTAGATGTTCGTTATTTAGCTTTATCGTCGAATCGTCAATGGATACCTGTCCGTAGCCTACGGCCTCCCAGAGAATATGCCATACTTCGTGAAGGAAGCTCTGTCTCGCACATTCCTCGGTGAGTGTTCCGTCTATGGTTAGGGTGTGCGTCTCGAAATCTACATGAGCAAAGCATTTGTTTTCATCCCCATCTATAACTGGGTGTTCTATAACGATATTAAATACGCACCAACCCGCGTTAACCTGCATATCAGTTTTCTGAAGTTGCTGGAAAAAATCACCCACTTTTATCTTCACCGTCTTCCCTCAAAAGGCTAAGGGCTTTACGCACCTCGTTCTTAAGATCGGTATCGCTCAGGCGGTCAATCCTCGTCCGCTTCTCCATATCGCCCTCAAGGCTGGCGAGGGTCTTGAGCAAATTTCCCATCCGCATAAAATGCTTAGAATCATCTGGAGCAAGTGTCGATAGTGTGCCTGATGCTTGGCCAATAAGCTTAGCAATTTCAAGCTGGCAAACAGACATTGCGTCCGCAACAAGGGCCTGCGTGTTAGGCAAAACCCTTATCGCGGAAAGATGAAGCTTCGCTGTCTTCTCCAGTCCGTCCTGTTCCTTCCGCTCCTGCCTTCGAGAATCATACTTCTGGAACGCTGGGCGGTCTTCAAGCGGCGCTAACTTGTTCTGGGTTGTCTTCTTCAACGCCATCTGAAGGTTCTCCTACGGGCTCTAATTGAGACACAACCATCATCCCAATTTCAAGACCATCTATCTGGGTTTTAATCTGGCTCTTTTGATTGGTCAAATTCATAAGCTGCTGTTCGACATGACCCAACTGGGTGCATAATTCGGTGTACTTCTTTTTAATTTGTTCCTGACTCTCTGACATAAAATTCTCCTTCTGGGTAACTAAAATAATAACCCCCTCATCGAGCGGGTCCAAAAATATTACTGTCTCCTATGTATGCGTATTCAAGAGTTGAGTGGCCCTGCACCGCTTGTAGTGTATGGTATGGCAACGTATGGCAGCGTATGGTGGCGTATGGCAGCGTGACGTATGGCAGTTTGCAAGTGGTTGATTTCATTGCGGTCCTATAGTCGGCTATCGAGGTTGCGGTGGGCGTTTATCTGGTCCGGGTCGTGGCTATAGGTCGGGCAATGAGTATGAATAAGTCTTATTATATACATCATTTCTGCCCGATCTCGCTATACCGGTCCGCGGTGGTCCGGTCTGATTGCAGGATAGCCCACCGGATCCAGCTATGTCAACCACCGGCAAGGAGGCGCCGTCTTGAGCTCCCACCGGGTCGTGGTCGTGTTTGGATGTTCCGGGGATGTTCCCGGGTCCACCACCGGGTCGTGGTCGTGGTCGAGCTCTGGAGATGTTCCCGGGAAGGTGGTCCGGGTCCGGGTCCACCACCGGGTCGTGGTCGAGTTGCCGGTGGTGCCGATGTTCCCGGGAAGGTGGTCCGGGGTCGATTTCGGAGCCACCACCGGGTCGTGGTCGCGTTCCCGGGTCCGGGTCGATGTTCTACTATGTCCATTTTTGGAGATGTTCCCGGGTCGATGTTCCCGGGTCGATGTTCCCGGGTCGATGTTCCCGGGTCGATGTTCCCGGCGGTATTAACTTGCACCACCGGCGGTGGTCCTATATGCTCTGGTCTCAAACAAACATAATCTAACTTTTTGGAGGTAACATCATGTTAGAACTATTAGAGGGCAGCGCCCTTAAACCCGTTTATGATATTTACAAGGCAACCGTCGCAGCTGGCGAAGGAGAGGCCTTTGCCATTGATGTTGATCACGTGGCCGATGGCCACATCAAAGAGGACCGCATCATCCGGATGTTAGCGGCGGAGCTCCGAAGCACGCCAAAGATCGGTCTCAAGGAATCAATCAAACGCGTCTCACTCTGGTTTGACATCCACCGGGCGGTCGTGGCTTTGTTTGCCGATCGGGCGATTGAGTTCAATCAGCTAGCAGCATCAGGCGCCGATCCCAGCGTTGTTTTTACTTGGCCGGGAATCGTCCAGTAAAGTTACGCGTTTTTCACGCCCTTCCAAGGCAATAGAATAACAACATATTTCAATGGCAAATGCTTGGCGCGTCCAGGCATTTGCCTAACCAAAGAGGTAACACTATTATGCAAACACAAACACAAACATCCACACCACCGGCGCAAGTCTTTACGTCGGAATTTACTGTCGATCCTGCACTAGTTGGAATCGAAGGTTTAGAGCTCCCACCGTCGGTGGTCCAGCTTTGGCGATTCTGCGATCTGGGTACGGGCAGCGGCATTGCACGTCCAGATCTCAAAGGAGTCAACATCCTATTTAAGAAAGATGGCAGTCTGGAGGCTTGCGCGACTAATGGGCATTATATGGTCATAGTCAAGCTTGACCCGATACAAGGTCAATTCTCAAAGGCTGGTGAGGTCGTCACGTTTAGAGGCGCCTTTGAGGGTGAAGATAGGCTGGCCGATGTTAGGACGTGGCTTGATGGCAAGATCTTAAAAGGTCTTAATCCCAAAAAGAGCGATCGCGTTCTTTTAACGAAGATCTCGCCCACCGTTCGAAGCAGCGATTCCCCACACCCACTATCGTTTAGCGTCCACAACGGGGTCCACGTATATAATGAGGCGCGCCAGTCAATCGTCCGGGATAACTTCCCAGATTATAACGCGGTGGTTCCTCATAACTTTACTCCGATCTCTGGTATCGGTTTAAACCCGGCCTATCTTGGGATCTTTGCAGACTACCTAAAAAAGATCGGTTGTCGTCAAGCTTGCAAGCTACAGTTTAGCCGGGAAGATGGTCCTATGCTTATTGAAGCACCGGTGGAATCTATTAGCGGCGAGTTCAAAGGCGATCTTATTAGTCGGACCAATTCGGTGGAACTGGTCCTGATGCCTATGAGATTTTAATGTTTTAACCGGGCGCCCTTAACCGGGCGCCCATAAAAGAGGTAACACTATT